CCATGCCGTTGACAGGGCAGTACCCCCGCGTGCGCATGTAACAATGGAACACCGGGTCTTTTTTCGAATGGGAGGAGCGTTCCATTGGTTGTTCCATCTTGATGGAACGGTGGAACGTTGCTTTTTTCGTCCCACCGGCGTCGGGGGGATCGACGCGGGCACGGCGCATTGCACGCCGACAATCGTATTAAACCACGACTTCGCTCATTGCTGCAAGTACGTCCTCGGTGCTACAGGTACGGCGGTCCAGACGTTGCCCGAACGATCTCCATTCGGTTTGTGTCCAGTCGTTCGCCGCCAGTTCGGCCGCGTTGAACACGAACACCTCTTGGGCGACTTGGACAATGAGCCACGTGTAGCCGCCGTGCGAGCGGTGTCGCAGTGCCCAGTAGCGTTGGCCGTTGGTCCATTTTGGCAGCTTAATGGTGGTGTCGGCGCGGACCGGGAAGGCGTCCAGCGCTTTGAGTTCGATCCACCCCTGCAGCGCTCGGGGTCGGAGTGCTTGCCCGTGGGTGGTGGTGAAGTACAGATCGGGCGTGTCGCGTTTCACCGCGTTTTCGACGCGTTCGAGCATTGAGCAGTGGCCCAGCTTGCGGGCGAGCCAGTCGTAGAGGCGTTGTTCAGGCAGTCGCATGGGCGCTCCGATACCTCTCCGAGCCGTTCCTTGGGGTCTTCCTTGCGCTGGAAGATATAGTACCGGTATGGTAATAGCTTAGCATCTCTTACGCGCCTTCCGTGGGCTTCCGTGCGCCCCTTGCTCGGATCGCGCTCGGATCGCTCGCCAGTGAGTACGAGTCGTGCAGTTGGCGTAGTGCCGCCAAGAACTTCTCGCGCTCGTCTCCGCGCACCAGTGCGGCAAATGCTTCAACACGAGCAGTGAGTTCTTGGAAAGAATCGTGACCCACCTGTTCAAACCCAGCCTCTCGCGCCATCTCCATGATTGTGCGTTTACGCCATGTCATGCCAGTGCCTTTCGTAGTGCGTTGAGTAGTCGCATGGTGGCGACGCCGTTATTCGGCGCGTCCAGAATCGCCGGATCGATGCCGTACTGCTTGCACAGGCCGACGCGTTCGGACCTTCCGGCGCATTCGGCCACCAGCTGCTGGGCGCGGTCCGGTTCGCGAGGGGTCCGGGCGGGCTTCCGTGGGGTCTCCGTTGCGCTTGGACGGGTGGGTTGGGGCACTGGTACCGGCGCGCGTCGCAGATGCATCGGAACGCGTCCGCTCGCCCAGCCCGCCTCGATCACCACGCCCGATTCGGTCGTGTACTTGGTGCCGTTCTTTTTCGCGTACTCGCCTTTGGCCCACCACGGCACGTAGTTGGGGTCCCCAACGGGACGGGGAGAGTGCTCGGTCAGGGGTTCGAATTCCACGGGGTAGCTCCTTGGGGTGTTAATCGGCGTTGGGTGAACGCAACCCAGCACCGGGCGCAGAGCCAACGGCCGGGGCGGGTCTCGACTCCGCCTTCGGCGAGCCGTTCGCATTTGCATTTCGCACAGGTGAGCATGGCCCGGTTACCCCCGGAGGGTCTCGTCGATCCAGCGGTCCAGTGCCCGGAATGCGAGCCACTGGTCCACGTGCTGACCCTCTTTCGTGGGCGTGAATTCGGCGTCCACCTTGCGGCCGTCGATCCGGGCGTCGAACGCGATGCGCTCGCCGTCAAGCAGCATTTCGCCGACGAGGGTGGCCCCGTGGAGGCGCACCCGGACTTCCTTTTTGATATCAAGCATTTGCGGATTCCTTCAGTGCTTTGCGGATCATGTTGCCGAGGTTCATGCGCTGCATGCCGGGGTTGAGGTGCGCGAAACGGTCGCGGAGGCCGACTTGGGAGATGCCGGTCGCGCTGGACGCTGTCGCGTACACGGCGTCGAGGGTCAGGCGGCGCAAAGCTACCGCCACGGCGTCGCCCTTGTCGATCGAACGCTTCTTGGAGCCGTCGGCCAGCTCAATGGCGTAGCTCGTGTACTGGGGCAGGTACAGCGGGTCGACGCGGCCGTTTTTGCGCTCGCTGATGTCCATTTTCGCGCGAGCCGCTGCCTTAGCGATCGCGGTTTTGGCTTGCACCATCGCGGTCAGCGGGCCGGTACCGTCGGCTTTGTAGCTGCGCACGACGCGGGCTTGCTCGGCCTTTTTGCTGGCCAATTCGGCGACGACGGGCGACAGCGTGGTGTGGCCGCTCAACGCGCCATTGCGCACTTTGAACTCGCGGGTGTCGGCGTCCATGGTCTGGACGGTGGTCCAACCGCCGTTCACGGCGACGATTTCGACTTGCTGGCGAGTGGCGGTGATGATTGCTACTTTAGTCATGATTCGGTGTCCTCTATAAGATTATTGATCGGTCGGGGTGGTCACTGGATCGTTTCATCAACCCAGAATCTGGATTGTAACACGGGTGGGATAGATTTGTCAATACCCCTACTGCCGGTAGGGTCATTCGGCCTCCCCCGACGGGTCGAAAAGGGTGTCTACGTACTCTTGCACACCGGCGGTCCACTCGGCACGGGGCCAATAGACCACGTACCCGGTGCCCATGTTGTCGACGAGTGCGCCCGCTTTCGGCAGGTGCGCCATGTCGGAGCCGTGGTCCACGACGCACGCGACGCAGTCCGCCCCGTACATTTGGCGACCCGAGTACGGGATCGGGCGCAGCTCGCGGTTGGCGATCGCGTCGACGAGGTCCATTGTCGCGGTGGAGATAATCATGGGTAGGCCCTCATCGCTTCGAGTTCGCGCACGTCCTTGCGGATCCGCATTTGTCGGTCGCGGATCGCGTCGATTTCGCACCACAGCTTGCGCACGTACTCGGCCGACGCCGGGTTGTGCTCGTGCAAACGCAGTGCCTCGTAGCAGTCCTGCAGTGCACACTGGCACCCGTACTGGTCGGAATCGGCGAATTTGCGACGGAAGACCGCCGCGAGGTCGGTGTAGGAGATCGTGCGGATCATCGCGCTTACTCCACCGCGCCCACGAGCTTGCCGTCCGCGATCTGGAACAGCACCATCTTGGCGATGTTGAGCGTCTTGCGTGCCCGCTCCGTGTCGCCGTGGGCCACCAGCTCCTGTGCGTCCGACATGAGACCAGCGGCGACCATGAGGCCCCCACCGTATTTGTAGGTGGTCGACTCGGTCATCGACTCGGTCCATTGCTCGATATCGGCCACGCCGAACATAACCATGTTCATATCGATTTTTGCTGCTGTCATTTCCATCGCGCTGTCCTCTATGTGTTGTTGAAAAGGTTATATTATAACACTGGTGGTACAATACTGTCAAGTATCTTCGCCAAATCCGACATCCCCCCATTGCAAAAGTGCAGCTGTGGGGCCTTTCGGTATTTGTCCTGCACGGTGTGCGAAATGAACTTGGTCATTAGTACCGTGTGCGCCCGCACCAGCTGGGGCTTGTGCACCGCGTCCTCGGACTCGTAGAAGGTCAAGTCCAAGCGGCCGCCCGCCCACGCCTCGATCTGGCGCTCTTGCGCCCGCAGTAGTCCGATCACGAGCACGCCCGGTTTCGCTTGCCCCGTGGGGTGCGGGATCGGCCGGGGGTCGTGCTTCGGGCGATTGACCACTATCTGCGGAGCGTTTTCTAGCATTTGCGTCGACATTCTGTCCGCAACCCGGGCAGCTACGGACTCGGCGACGACATCCAGTAGTAGTTCGAGTATATCGGCGAACCTCGTCTTGGGGGTCTCCTTGCGTTCGAGCGCAGGGGGTGGGGCTAGGATAGCTGCGGGGGCTTCGACGGGCTTCTCGGGCGTCTTCTTCGACTCCTGCAGAGCCTTTTGCCGAGCCACCTCGATTCGGTCTTTGTAGTTGAACACGCGTTGATCGGTGACTACGATCCATCGACTTGCGTCGAGCACAGTCTGCGCTTCCCGCAGCGCATCTTTGCGAGAGGCGTTGGGACGGTGACGGAAGACCTGCTCCATGCGGGCGAAGATCGCGCCTTTCTCTATAAGTGACCAGACGATTCGAGCCATGATTTACCTCTATGTGTTTTAAAAATGGGGGGCCGAAGCCCCCTGAAATGCGGCAACTGCAAGAAGCCACAGGGGGGATTATACCAGCGCGAGCGCCTGTGTCAATGCATCGCGTTTCAACCGTGCGCCAGCGCCGAACCATGCCGACTGCAAGCGGGTGTCGCGCGAAGCGGCTTTGCGCTCGTGGTCCGCGAATCGGGTGACCGCGTTCAGCAGTCCCCACGCGGTGCCTTGGGCGGTCCGGGCACGTTGGCCGACGCCATCGAGGTAGATCTTGGTGACCAGCTCGATCATTGGACGCTTGGCTTGCACGTCCACCGACTCGGCCTCTTCCCCGTAGAACACATCGAGGAAATACCGCGCTGCTTCCTCTTTCGACACCTTGCGCTTGGACAGCGTGCTCGCGTTCGTCTTGAACTGGCTCCATGTGTCGGCGCACAGGCCAAGCTCCGCTTTGAACTTCGCCGCATTGAACTGGGTGCTGTGCGGCACGCGGATCTGGCCCGTCTTGTTCGCCACGGCCAGCGACAGCGTGTTGTTGCACACGACGCGGGTGGTGGTGAATTGAGCGGTGTTGGACATCGAACCGTCGCAAGACGTCGCGAGCAGCAGGTAGGGCAGGACCACGTCGCCACCGCCCACGTCGAACGAGTCTTCGGCCTTGGCCAACGCCCAATAGGTGGAGCCGTTGCGCAGCACCCCGGCCGTTTCCATCTTGAAATCGCCGCCCTCGGTCAGGTCGCGGAAGAACTCCATCACGGCACGGGGCTGGGTGATGTGGTAATTGCTCGACATGACCGAAAGCGGAGCACCAGTGTCGGAGCGGTACAGTGCCCAGCGGCAGGGGACGGTTTGCATACGCACCGGGTTATTCTCCTCGTCGCGCACCTCGTAGGCGATCGCGCCCTTTTTCACTTCCCAGTCCAGACCCGCTTCGCGAGTCCAAACGTCCAGCGGAGCGTCCGGGGTGAGCTTTTGACCCAAGCCGTGCCAAGGGGTCTCGCCCGCGTACGCCATTGATGCCTTGCCAGCTGCGTTGAAATTGAGTTCGTGTGCCATGTGTGATGTCCTCTATGTGTTGATGAAGGTTGAATTATAACATTGGTGCGATACCTTGTCAAGTATCGTCTAATCGCCTAGTACTTCCCAAGTTGCGCCTTGGTGACCGCACTGGTCGCACTCGTACCCGTATTTGGCCCAGAAAATGTCGTGCCGGGGATCGGTTTTGGACTGCAAGCACCGCACGAGCATTCCCGCGTTGCAAACCGGGCAGGTGTCGGCCTCGATTCCGTCGTCTTCGTCGTCTTCAAGCATAGTGTACCACCACGATTAAAAGAACGAGCGCCGCAGCGCTCAGCGACCAGAGGAATGCGTCGACGAGGACGGTAGCCGATGGGCGGTAGCCGGGGTCGATCAGCGCAACCTGCAGCAGCTCCATGTCGCCGCTCGGCTCGTATTTCTGCCGGGGTTCGTACCGGCACCCGATCTGGATGCCCGTTTTGGTCGTGTAGGGTGTCGCCTTCATTTCACGATCTCCATCTGGCGGATGTTCATCACCTCGACTTCGCCGGTGTGCTCGGCGATCCACGCGGGGGTCAGCTTCGCACGGACCGCATCCATGTCGAGTTGGGGGCGCGAGGTGAACACGATCTCGATCTGGTGCTGGTCGCCACGGTAGATGGCCGCGCCGCCTTTGCGGAAGATCTCCTTCAGGTGCTTCTCGCGAGCGGTCAGCGCCTTGAGCTGGTCGCGCACACTGGCGAGTTCGTCCACCATGTCGGCGGTGATCGTGGTGGGCTTGGTGGTTGTCTTTGCCATGATTGTATGTCCTCTATAGTGTCTATCGGTTGATGTTCCCGGATCGTCTTACTGACCCAGAATCTGTATTATAACACGGGCGGCATAAATCGTCAATCCCCCCTCGTCGGCTTGGGGATTCGCGTTGCTACGATGGTGGCGTACCCGGCTATATCGACCCACGAGTCGAGGTGATTCGGGTCGCCGTTCAGGATGCGGGAGATCTTGCACGCGATCATGTCGAGCGATTCGCGTTGGTGGTATTCCAAATTGTCCCACCCGCGACACTCGCGAAGAAGATCCTTCAGCGTTTGGGCTATCTCGGCTTGAATCGTGTAGTCGCCGTACGATTCCCCGCGTTCGGTCACCACCTCGTCTATATCAATCGTCGATTGCGGCATGCGCTAGCCCTCCCTTTGCGTACCGACCTTTGAACCCGCCGGGAGGGGCTTGATCTAGTAGCATTTTCACCACCACTTCCGGCTCAACCCCTTGCATCAGCCCACGCACAATCGCCTCGGTGGTGCCCTGTCGGCCAAGAGTCGCTGGACCCATCGCCCCCTCGATCGCGTGCTGGTTAGCCAGTACGTGTGGCTCGGCAATTGCCTTGAGTCCGGCGTTGTCGTAGGGTCGCACCTGATTGAACCGGAGGGCGGATATCCCGGGGGGACCGTAGGCTCCGGCTAGTTGTGCTTCGCGCAAGTACAACATGCCGAGAATCTCGTCCGGCGACATGGTCGCGAAGTCCGGCGTTTGCAACCTCTCGGCCTCTTTCACCAACGAATCGGTCTGGTCGTTGCGCACCATCCCTTTGCCCCTGAATAAATTCTGCAAGTATTCAGCTTCGGACTGGGGAGAAGTCACCGCGTAGTTAAACAGTTGAGTGGACGCTCCGGGGTCATACCCCATTTCCATCACCGGCGAAATGAATCCGGTGTCGCCATGGCCGAGTGAATGTGACGCTACGTTACCCAAGCGTCGAGCTTTATTTACGTCGGTTAAGGTCCCGGCCGCATTCCCGTGGCCTTGCGCTCGGTG